CCATCGGCTGCAGACGATTCGGATAAACGCGGCTGCCGGTGGTGGATAGCCCGGTGAGCAGCGTCGTCAGCGCGTCGCGGATCTGTTTGTGCAGATGGTTGGCCATTACGCCTCCGCCAGTTGCAGCAGCGTGATGCCGGTGCCGTCTGGTTTTATGGCGGCAACGGTATAACTGCCGGACGGCACAACCACCGTGCCACCCTGTGCGACGGTAGCAACATCCGCCGTAGCGCAGGTTAGCGCCGGGAACGATGCGGCGAAGCCGAGCGGGTCGGTGTAGTTGTCGTCAAAAATGCCGCCGACGGATACACCGCCGACAGTGGCCAGGACGTAGCCCGGCGTGTCGTCGTTGATGAAGTCGGCAGGGTTTTCGCTGAAAGCCATGGTCAGATTGTGTTGGACAGTTGTTGCGCTTCGTTCGGTGCGGATGATTCGGACGATGCGCGGCGCGTCGCGGATTTTTTGCGCGATTCGGTTTTGTCTGCGTCGATCATAAGATCGGCCAGCGCTTTGGGCAGATCGCCCTCGTAGCCAATCTCTTCGCGCGCCTTGAACTCGACCGGGTTGATGATCTCGAAGCGGTTTTTGCCGAGCGGCTTGAGGTTGTGCGCGCGCGGTGCTGACTGATCATCGGTCAGGGTTAACACGCCTGCCACGAGTTGTAGTCTTGCGATAATAATGTATTTATTCATGTTGCCTCCGGTGGTTTCACTCAAGCGCCCCGGTTGGCCGAGGCGCTTTGGTCAAACCGCTACGATCAGATCATCGTGACGTAGCAGGCGCGCTGCCACAGACCATAATCCGCGCCGCGCCAGGCATCGATACCGATCTGGATGGCGTCGTTGTCGAACGCGTATTCGGAGCTCTCGTCCTTCATCTTCACCTGCGGATCGGTCTCGTTCTGGCGAATGATGCCCTTGATTGGGGAATCTGTGCGCCATACCGCGAAGCTATCAGTCCAAGTCAGTTCGGGCACCATCTGCACGTCGATCTGGATACCTTTCAGCGCGGCCAGCACGTTCGGGTTGGCGTTGTTCTGCATCGCCGCTGTGGTGACTGCGCTGACGGCTGCCACGGCGGTGATCCACAGGCCCAGCGGCACGGTGACCAGGAAGCTCTTCGCATTGCTGTTCATCGGACGACCGCGATCATCCTTGAATGACAGGATTTGCGCGATGCCCTTGATGATGGATTGCTGCATCTCTTCGACGCTGGGCACGCCAACACGACCATGAACGGCGGCGGGCAGGGCAGAAATATCGACCGTGATGTCGTTGCTGGTCGTGTTGGCGTCGAAGATGTTCGGATGGTCGGTGTCGAAATAATATTCGCCGTCGTAGCACACCGCCGCCGGCGCGGCGATGATCAGGTCGGACACCAGCGTGCTCCAGTGCGCGTCGCCCTCGCCGGCAAATTCGCCGATGCGCGCCTGAATCTGCGGGGTTTTGTCGCGGCGCAGATCGGTCAGTGCGATCTCCAGCGTGGCTTCGTAGTGCTTGTTTTTGATAGTAAGATTGTTGTCGCGCAGACCTTTGGCGTTGCGGCCGCCGATCCATTCGCGCATGCGCGGAACTTGCCCGAGAAACGGGTAGTCTTCCGACGCCTGGTCGCTGTTGAACAGGTTGGAAACGCCGTCGATCCAGCCTGCGGCATTGGGGAGCTCCAGCCGGGCGAAGTACATGCCCAGCACGGCGCGGCTTGAGAGAATTGATTGATCCATGATGATTCCTTTCGATTGTTGGTTGGGCGATTAAGCGATGGTCCAGGTGCCGCGAATTTCTTCGACCATGTAGCCGTCATCACCGCCGGTGCCGATGACCACGTAGTCGCCGCGACGTGCGGTCGCCTTGGTGTTGGTCATGATGCCGCCGTCCGCGCCTGTGTCGTTCGGGCCGGAGATCAGGTCGCCAGCAGCCGGATCAATATTGACCGCTACGGTGCCGAATGCGCCGATGTTCACCACCTTGACGTTCAGGGCGGTGGCGGCTGCGTAGGTCAGCAACGTGATGGTCTGAGCGTCCGTATCGACGAACAGTGTCTTGCCGGTGTCCTGGATGTCCAGCGTGAGGCTGGCGGATACCAGCTCGCGCACGCTGTCTCCATAGGGGTCTTTGTAGTCCGGGGCATCGAAGCCGATCACAGCAATGCCGCTGGAAACGAAGCGCTTGACGTAGCCGATGAACACGGCGCCGACCGGCAGGAACACGAAAGTGTTGTCGTCGGTGGCATAGACCGGCTGGCCGATGTCGGTGATGACCGCGCCGGTGACTGCCAGCACGATCTCGCCGGACTGCACGACCTCGACGTTGATCGCGGCGGCCGCGCCTGCGGAGTTGTCCGCCTTGCGAGTGGCGAAGCCCGCGAAGCGGTCGGCTGCGGTCAGTGGCCGGGCGTGGCCGGAGGCATCGACAACGCCGACGGCGGCGCCTTCGTAAATGATGTCCGCCGCGATGACGGGCAAGTGGTTGCGCACGCCCAATTCATAATCGCGCGGGGTGTTGGTTGCGAGTGTGTTCATGATTTAGTCTCCTGATCGTGATTGGTTAAGCGGCGACCGAGCCGAGCACTTTGACGCGCCCGGCTTCGATGCCCTTGGTGTAGGCGGTGTAGCCCGCCAGCGTGCCGAATTCGGCGCGGATGGTGGCGTCCTTGTCCCATGCCGCCTTGCAGCGCTCGTCGACCGGCAGGCTGGCATCGGTGTCCGCTGCGGCGGTGGTCGGCGCTGCCGCATGAGGGGCAGGCTCAGGCGCATCGGCGCGGCGGTCGGCCAGCGCTTTGCCGCGCATGGTGCGCTCGGCATTCAGCACGGCGACGGCGGCCTCGGGTCCGGTGGTCTTGCCGTCGAAGGCCAGCGAGTTGATCAGGGCATCGTGGCCGGGCATGGCTTGCGCCATCACGGCCTGGATGCGCTCGCGCTCGGCGGTTGCACCTGCGGCGTGGCCTTCGGCGGCGAGCGCCCCGGCAACGTCGGGCGCGTCGGCCAGCAGTTGTTCTTTGGTAATCTTCATGTTTATTGCTCCTTTTTTGGTTATCTCAGCCGCAATTGCGAGCTGTTTGATTGCTGCCGGTTTCCTCGCGGATACCAGTGCGCCAGCGCCCTGCTGGCTGAGTTGGGCGATCAGCGCATCGAGGGTGGAAACACCGTCCACCAGCCCCGCGTCAATCGCCTGTTGGCCGATGAAAACTCTTCCGTCGGCCATATTTTCGAGCACGGCATCCACGCTGGTGCCGCGATTTTCCGCGACGGCCTGCACGAATACCGAATAGAGATAGTCCACCTGATCCTGTATCGTCTGCCTCCCGGATTCGGTGAGCGGCGCGAACTGGCTGGCGGCGCGCTTGTATTTTCCGGCGGTGATTTCGGTGGTCTTCACGCCGCGCGCCTGTTCGGCGGCGCTGATGTCCTGATGGGTCGCCACCACGCCGATGCTGCCGATCTGCGCGACGCTGTCGCTCATGAAAATTTTATCTGCCGCGCTGCCGATCCAGTACGCAGCCGAGGCCATCATGCCGTCGGCAAACGCAACGGTCGGCTTGGCGGCGCGCGCCTGGCGCACCAGGTTGGCCAGCGTCTCGGTGCCGTCCACGGTGCCGCCGGGAGAATCGATTTGCAGGATGATGGCGTTGACCGCCGGGTCGGCAATTGCGGCCTTGAGGTCGCGCGCCACCAGCTCGGTGCTGACGCCGCCGCTGATCTGCGCGAACAGGTTCATGCGCTTGCTGATCACGCCGGTGATGGGCAGCACGGCCACGCCGTCGATGACTTCGTAACCTTGCACCTGATTATTGAGCGGCTTGCCAATCGCGGCCTCGATGCCCTTCACGTCGATCTTGTCGCCGCGCAAATGTGTGGCGTAGATGCCCTGTATCTCCAGCAGTTTGGAAGGCTGGATCGCCCAGGGCGCGGTGATGATGTCGATGACTTTCATGTGCGTATCCTATTCTGCCAGGTTCGGGCTGTCAATGCGTGGTATCAATTTTGGGCGAATGTGGGAAATTTTCATCACGCGATGACCGTGTTTGATTCTATTCATGCCAGCCGCGGTAGCTGAAAGAAAAGTCGCCGCCCGCTTGCGCCGACCATGCGGTGGCCTTTACGATGCTCAGGGCCGGATATTTTTCCGGGATTGACAGCACCTCCGAGAGCGCTGTGTTCATTAAAAACCATGGCTGCTTAAACAGAAACCGCCAGCCGATGGAGAGCACATTTTCAAAATCGCTGGTCGCGCGCTGCCGGATGCTCATCGATTTGCCCGACGATGCCGTGATGGTGCGCGATTTCAAGTAAAAAGTTTTCCCGGCGGGCACCATGCGCGATGAATTCAGCGACATATTACCGCCCGCCACTATCACGTTGTATACGCGCGCCGCGTCTGCCTTGCGGTGAATGGAGATCAAGCCCGCCGCCACGCCATCTACGCCCCATGTCTCGCCGTGAATCGACTGCACGAAACGCCAGTTTGTGCGCACGGTATCCACCGACGCGCCATTGAGTATCACGATCTCGGTCTGCGGGTTGCCCGCAATGTCCAGCCCATGCACGTCGAGCGTCTGGATGCCTGTGCCCGCCGCCGAATCCTGCGCGTTGGCGCATAAAATTGTGAGCTGTTCACCGGTTATCTGGTCCGGGATCGGGCAGGTGGTGGTGGTGGCGGTGCCTTCCCAGCAATCGTCACCGGTAGCGGCGGTAGAGCAGGCGGAGCGCTGGCCGAAGCCGCCGAACGGGACGTGCCCGAGGATCAGCCCGCTCGCGATCATGGTTTCGTAATTGATGCTGGCCGGGCATCCATCCATCCCCGTCCGCTTCGTAATAAGTCCCGTTTCCGGGTCTTCGTAATACTCGGCGATCTTGTCGATTACAGGGTCTGTGGTTAGAGTATCCATATTATCAGCCTCAGTCCACCGGCAGACCGGTGGCGGGGTCGATGTTGTCGGGTTCGTGCTGTTGCGGCGGCGCGTTCATCGCGCCAGCAGATCCGGGGTCGGACATTCCGGCGGCGCGGCGCGCCTTGAGTTCTTTTGTTTGCTGGCGGTGTTTGGTTTCCCAGTCCACGCCATCGAAAGCGATGCTTTCGCGGTCGAGGGTGCTGATGCCCAGGGTGACGCGCTTTTCTGCCGCGCCGACTTCCTTTTGCGGGTCGATGCTGCCGGGGCCATCGCCCGCCCATTCCGCGCCGCTCCATGCCTGGCGGGCGATGGGGTCGGCGAAGAAGCCGGGCATGGACAGGCGCCCCATGGCGACGGCTTCGGCGAGGAATTCTTCGTAGATCGGCTGGCAGAAGCGCGAGGCGATGAAGGTGCGGCGCTTGAAAAACACGCGCCAGGCGATCAGCAGTGCGGCGCGCGCGGCGCTGTAGCTGGAGGCGAACGACATGGTGAGCACTTCGAAGGGCAGCTCCAGCGCCATGCCGATCTGTTTGAAAATGCTGGCGACGAATGGGTCGAATTCTGAATTCGGCCTGCCGGGGTTGGCGCTGCTGATTTCTTCGCCGGGCAGCAAATTAACGGCCTTGCCGTTGGCGATGCTGCCGTCCCATTTGCTCGCGCCGTTGATGATGGATTCTTTCGCATCGGACTCGAAAAGGTTGTCGAATGCGTCCGGGTCCATTTTGATGAACACGGAAAACGCGCCGCTGATGACTGCGGCCTGCAATTCTGCGTCGGTGTAGGTGCCGAGCTGGCGCAGCGGCTCGATGACGGGCGAGAGGAACGGTACGCCGCGCGCCTGGCCGGGGCGGAGCTGCTCAAATAGGTGCAGCACGTTACGCCGCCCGGTCTTCGCGCCGAACGCCGGGTAGGCTGTCCAGGTCATGCCGGCCTGCCGCAGGTCGCCGGGGTGTTTGTTGCTGATGTGATATTGCTTCGGCGCGCCATAGGTATCGAATTCGACACCGCCGACGATGCTGTCGCTGTCGGCCGTGCGGCCAGGATTGCTGACGCGGTCGGCTTCGATGAGTTGCACGGCCAGGGTGTAGGGTGATCCGGGGCGCTGGATGCTGGGCAGCATCGGGAAAATGTCGCCGCTCTCCAGCATCCCCCGGAAGGCTTGCGCTTGCAGCCCGTAAAAATCCAGCGTGCGCGCGGCGTCGCAATCCTGCGAGTGCGCCCACAGCCGCCATTCGCGGTCAATCTCTGCCTCGATGGCGTCGGCTTGCTCTTCCGTCAGACCGAGCGTGGTGGCGTCGATGCGCGGGCGCATGGACAGGCCGGTGCCGATGACGCTGGTGACGTTGGCGTTAATCGCCGCGCAAGCGGTTGGGTTGTTGCGCGCCAGGTCGCGCGAGCGGGCGCGCAGGTCGGCGCGGTCGAAAGTAGTGTCGGAGTTGGCCGATCCAGCGCCGGGGCGCCAGTTGCGCAGCGCGCTGCGATCCATGCGCCCGCCGTGGTAGCCGTCGGCCATCGCCATCAATCCGCGCGCCTGCATCCGGCGGGCGGCGATCTTGGGCGCGACTACGCCGATGGCGCGGTCGAGCGCGTTGCCGAGTGCGTGGCTGAGCGGTTGGATTTTCATGCGGGAGAGATGGTGCGGGCGCGCCCGCGACCGAGCGAGGTGTTGGTCAGCGCCTGGACGCGCTCGTTCCAGATTTTAATGCCGTCCTGAATTTTGGAGAGGTCTGCGCGCGTCATCTGCCGCCCGGCGATGGCATACGCCTGCCCGGTAAGCACGGCAGTCTCGGCGGCCAGATAGGCGTCGAGCTGGGTCTGCGCTTGCGTGAGTGTTATGCCGGATGCCATGCGCGGCATGATGCACCGCCGCGCCGGTTCGTGTCAATACTCGGTGGCGGGTTTGGGCGAAAGTGGGACAGTGCCGGCGGTCACGCGTTTTTTACAGCCCACTTACGCGCCTGCGTAAAAATATCGGTCAGCGTGGCCAGCGGCACTTTGCGCGACCATGATCGTCCGCGCTTGATGGCATAATGCCCATCCTGCAGCAGCACGCCGCCGATGGAGAATGATTTTCCACCGGCGCGGATGGTTATGTAAATGTCGGATTTAATGGCTGGCATGGCGCGTTTTTATTTGGGTTGGTTTGTTTTATGGTGTGTGGCGTGACGCCTACTCTACGTTGGGGGACTCATTCTTGAGCCGAGCCACCGCTGTTTCGTAATGCACTGGGTCAATCTCGCACCCGATGAACCGAACCCCGCGCCGCAGGCACACAAGGCCCGTGGTGCCGCTGCCCATGTGCGTGTCCAGCACCGTATCGCCAGCGCCGACTTTTGCCTGATCGAGGCACCAGTCCATCAACGCTGCAGGCTTCTGGTTCGGGTGCAGTTTCTTCGCGCCCTTGCTCACGTTTTCTTCGCCGCGCCGACAAATCCCGCGCCACAGTTGCCGGTGCATCCTCGGCACCCCGCGCAGATTCGTCCAAGCCATTTCAACGTCCGCGCCGTCGTCCGGCGTGGTGTTCTCGCGCTTGTCCCACACCAACCATTTGCCGTTCGGCGGCAACTTGTCGGCGTAGTAGTTCGCGCCCCACAGAATCACGGTCGGCGCAAGCTGCAGCAGCGGACGCGGATCGAACGGTTCAGCGTTGCCCACAATCGCCGCGTGCGTCGTGTCCGGCCTCACCAACTTGTCTCGGCTGCGCTTCTGCCGGTAGTCGTTCCCGTAGGGCGGGTCCGCCACAACGGCAGTCACGCCCTGCAGCAGCGGCAGCACCTGCCGGTAGTCGGCCAGGTAAAGCGTGCAGGTGCCAACGGTTTCACTTCGCATCGCGTCCCCCAACAACCGCATCGAGAGGGACGCTCGCAAGCTCGCGCCCCTCATGCGGAGCGTTGTGCCCCTCAATCGCCGTGCTGCCAGCGCCGACTTTTGCGAGCGCATCTTTCAGGCGCTTGAGCGTGCAAACGTCGCCGTCCGCGAGATGCCCGTTTTCGTCCAGCGTCAGTCGGATCGCTTCCGCCAGTTCGTCGCGCTGCTTCTCGGCCTCTTCTTCCGCCCATCCGCCCATCACTGCCAGTCGCTGGCCGAGCGTTGTTCCAAGCGCCACCACCTTTTCCAGCAGTTCAGTTTCAAATCCGGCACAGGCATTCACGCACGCCACCACGCGCCGTGCGTTGTGTTGCGCTTGTTCGTCCCCGTCCTGTTCGGCGTCGAGGCAGTCGGCGACGAATTGCCCGCCGTGG